GTACTGGTGATCCTAGCCATATCATTGCTGCATTGAACTTTTTTGTAAGCATGAATTCAAACGATTACATTGAGATCATGTGGAGAACTGAAAACACTGGTGTAAGTATTGAGCATTTTGGGACCAGCGCCAGCCCCACACGGCCAGCAGTGCCATCAGCCATTGCCACAATGAGCTTTGTGTCCAACCTACCAACGATCTGATTATGTACATACCAATTAAATTACCCCCAGGCGTTTACAGAAACGGCACTGAGTACCAAGCCGCTGGCCGGTGGCACGATGCCAGCCTTGTGCGCTGGTACGAGAACACTTTGCGACCAGTGCTGGGGTGGCGCACCAGATCAGCATCAGCAGTGACGGGTTCATGCAGGGCCATCATCACTTGGCGCGACAATGCTGCCGACAGATACATTGCCCTTGGCACGCACTCCAAACTGTTTGCGATGAACAATTTGGGAACACTCAAAGACATCACGCCAACGAGTTTCAGTGTGGGCTATGCCAGCGCGCAAGTGACCACCGGCTACGGCTACAACACCTATGGCAACTTTGCCTATGGCGTGGCACGGCCAGACACTGGGGTAATTATCCCAGCCACGACTTGGAGTCTTGACACTTGGGGCCAGTATTTAGTGGCTTGCTCGAACCACGATGGCAAGATTTACGAGTGGCAGCTTGGCTTTACAACGCCCACATTGGCAGCTGTGATTACCAACGCGCCAACCAGCAATAAGGCCATTATGGTGACTGCTGAGAGGTTTTTGTTTGCCCTTGGAGCTGGTGGCAATCCCAGAAAAGTGCAGTGGTGCGACCAAGAGGACAATACCCTTTGGACACCAGCTGGTGACAATCAAGCAGGCGACTATGAGCTGACCACGCCTGGCTCACTTCTGGCTGGCAAGCGGGTCAAGGGTGTCAATCTATTGTTTACAGATGTGGATGTCCACACAGCAAATTATGTTGGCGCGCCATTTGTTTATGGGTTTGAGAAGGCTGGCAGTGGATGCGGCCTGATCTCGGCCCAAGCTGTGGCGGCCATCGACACTGCTGCCATTTGGATGAGTTCATCAGGCTTTTGGATTTATGACGGCTACGTCAAGCCACTGCCTTGCGATGTCTCTGACTACGTTTTCACAAACATCAACTATGGTCAAAAGTCCAAAGTCTATGCGGTCCACAATAGTGAGTTTGGCGAAATCTGGTGGTTTTATCCATCCAGCGCCAGCAACGAAAACGACAGCTATGTGACTTTTAACTACCGAGAAAACCACTGGTCCATAGGCACACTGGCCAGAACTGCCGGTGTCGATGCCGGAGTCTTTACATACCCGCTGATGGTCGATCCAAGTGGCTTAGTGTACGAGCATGAGGTGGGCTACAACTATGATGGTGGGACCCTGTTTGCTGAGTCTGGGCCAGTGCAATTGGGCAATGGCGACAACATCATGTCGGTCAGGCAAGTGGTCCCAGATGAGCAGACCTTGGGTGAGGCGGTGGTGTCGTTTAAGACCAGAAACTACCCGACTGGGACACAATCCACATTTGGGCCATTCTCGGCAGCCAACCCGACTTCTGTCAGGTTTTCTGGCCGACAAGTCAACATGGTGGTGACTGGTGCGGTATTGGCTGACTGGCGGGTGGGTGTCTTTAGATTGGATGCTGTCCCAGCCGGTAAGCGATGAGTGACCAAGAACATTTGGACAGGCTGCGCCACCATGTGGAGGCTGCCTTAGAATACAGTGGAGGCACACATAATTTTGACGATGTCGCTGAGATGGTTGAAGATCACAGATTACAGCTGTGGCCAGCCAAAGACTCGGTGGTATTGACAGAGATCATTGTCTACCCACAGCTGAAGAATTTGCACTATTTTCTGGCTGGTGGCGACCTAGATGAACTCTCAAGGATGCGACCATTGATCGAATCCTGGGGCAAGTCAATTGGTTGCACCAGGGTGTCATTGGCAGGCCGAAGAGGCTGGGCAAAGACATTTTTAAAAGACGAAGGTTACAGCCCACAATGGACTGTAATGGCAAAAGATTTATAGGGGAAAAACATGGCTACTGTGCGAGACTTATATCAACAAATTCTAGGCCGCGAACCAGAGCCAGCTGGCTTGCTTTATTGGGAAAGCCAATTTGGTAGTCAAATTGACCCAGCAGAAGCGGCAAGATTTCAATCGGTTGCGGCCTCTGAATTAGCACAGCGAGAAGCGGAATCGGTTGCTGCTTCAAATGCGGCGGCGGCTGCGGCGGCTGCGGCGGCGGCTGGCACTCCAAATATTGAGGCTTTATATGCGGCACAACTTGGAAGAGCTGCTGATCCAGAAGGTCTTGCCTACTGGAGCAATAAATTTGGCCGTGAAGTTGATGCCAATGAATTGGCTCAATTTCAAATAGAGGCCGCAAAAGAAATAGCAGGCAGAACAACAGGTGTTCGCCCCCCTGTTACCCCTGTTGTTCGCCCCCCTGTTACCCCTGTCCCTGTTGCCCCTCGCCCTGTAGTCCCTGGCGGTGTTGGCAATGTTGTTGGCGGTGGCGGCAGCGTTTATCCTGGCGATACGAGTGGCGTGTTCCTTGGCGGTGGAAGCCCAGGCATGACAAGCGTCATGCCATTTTCAAATGTAGGCCAAGGTCTTGCCACAAATTTTGCAAACTACCAGTCAATTCCAATTGGCTCGCAATACAACCCAGCAGTGACTGCTGGCGGTGTTTCCCCATACGAGCAAGTCATGGGCCAAATGCGACCACTTGGCAACCCATACGCAGGCGTCATGGCAAACCAAGCAATGGGTGGGTATAACCCAGCTTTGTATAGCCAGATCGCTGCGGCTGATGCGGCAAGAGCTGCGGCTGGTAATGTTGTCTCATCAGATACTTCATACTCAGGTGGCATGGCCAAGGGTGGCATGGTCCATGGTGGTGTAATGTTTGGCGCAAACCCTCCTGGCCCAGACGATGGTGCTGTTAACCTTGATATTGGCGAATATGTGATCAAGAAGTCTGCTGTCGATAAATACGGCAAGGGACTTCTGGACATGATCAATGAGGGCAAAGTGCCTGCCAAGAAAATGAAATCTTTACTCGGATAAGGTGGCGATATGTCAAAAGGTGGAACAACAACCTCAACAAGCTCCATTGATCCACAGATCAAAGAAGCGTTTCTTGCCAACTTTCAGCAGGCCCAAGGTGTTGCTGGTGCATTGCCGGTCCAGCAGTTTGCTGGATACAACCCAATATATCAGGCAGGCGAGGAGGCTCTGGTCAACACGGCCCTCGCTGGCCCAGGTATTACTGGCACAGACTTGGCCGCGCAGATGGCGGCTTATGGCGGTGTCTATCAGCCTGCACAGCTCACAGCGCAGCAGACCAATTTGGGCATGACTGGACCAGGGTCAATTGGCAGCTACATGAACCCATATACAAGCATGGTGCGTGAAAACGCACTGGCTGATTTGGAGTCTGCAAGACGCGCTGCCATCCAGCAGACTGGTGAACGCGCAACTGCTGCCCGTGCATTTGGTGGATCACGCCAAGGTGTGGCCGAGAGCTTGACCAATCTTGGCTTTGCCAAGCAGGCCGGAACTCTTGGCACTCAACTGAACGAGCAAGCATTCAATCAGGCAATGGCCATGCAGCAGGCAGACATTGGCCGCAGATCAGCAGCCGACATTGCCAATCAGCAAGCAGGCTTGCAAGGTGCGCAATTGAGATTAGGTGGTGCAAGCCAGCTGTCATGGGTGCTGGCGGTGCGCGTCAGGCTTTGGACCAGCAACAAATGGATGCAATCCGAAATATTGGTTTGCAGCGTTTGGGTGTGGTCCAGTCATCTCTTGGTGCGCAGCCTGCCAACCTTGGGATGGTGGCTCAGACTCCATACACAAGAAATGTGGGAGCCGGTATTCTTGGTGGTGCTGCGGCTGGGGCGCAAATAGGCGGCCCTTATGGCGCAATTGCTGGTGGAATTCTTGGCGCACTTGGTTAAGGGGTAAAAAATGGCTGATTTTGATTTTGCAAATTTAGGCAATTTATTTGGTGGTGGCGGTCTTGGTGGCACTCCATCAGGACTTGATGCATTGTTGACAGAAGACCAACGCAAACTGCTTGGCCGTAATGCGACACTTTCAGCGGCTGCTGCACTATTGCAGGCCAGTGGCCGAAGTGCAGTTCCTATCAGCATGGGCCAAGCACTTGGATCAGCTTTGATGGCTGGCCAGCAAGGTTATCAGCAGGCTAGAGCTGGGTCACTGCAAGATGTTCTTTTGGGACAGAAACTGACTGAGGCTCAACGCGCAGCAAAGGCTGATGCTGACTTCTTAAAAATGTTGCAACCAC